CTCTTCTCCTCGCTCTTCTTCTTGAGAAATAGGACTGTCCAACGTTACATTGGTGCACGAAATTGTAGATCTGATATTTTAGCATTTCATCTCCCCTTAGTTTGATTCGCTCTTTCTGATTTTGAATGCTAAGCGACTCTACTTCTTTCTTGCTTGTTCTCATGTGTTCCTCTTGTCGCGCTTCTCACTGTACTTGCGTTTCTGAGCGGGTCGTTGCGTAGTCGCTCGCCGTCGTTATTCAGCTTTCCACGTTTGAGAATAGCGCTTGTCTATATGGGTTTTCTCAATTCACCCCGTTTGAGCACTTCACTCAATCGCAGGTTCTTTGAATTGAAATGAGCATAACACAAATGGGAAAATGTGCACAAGCACTAAATCACTCTAGACACAAAAAGATCAATCGTGCTACTACTAAACTCAAGAACAAACTTTACAAAAGCGCACACTCAAAGGTACACCATGAAGGGCAGGAAATTAACTCAAAGAGAGATCAATAAAAAAGTACAAGAAGACAAATTGTTCAGAAACATGATCTTTAAAGAACTTGTCAAACATCTCGAAAAAGGCATGAGCCTAGATTCATTCGAATGGATCAGTAGAGCAACGCTAAATGAACTGATGAAGAGATATCCAGATGAATTCAATGACGATGACCTGGAGCACGCTAGACGCCTTGGTCGCGATTCTTGGGAGCGTATCGGACTACGGCAAGCTTTGGGAGAGTGCCTCGGGAACAGTCGCACATGGTTCTACAACATGGCCAATAGATACGGCTGGCGTGACAAGATAGATGTTGAGAGCGAACATAAGGGGCAGGTTCAAGTGAACGTGGTCAACTATGCAAAGGGTAAGCATCCTACAGACTAGTCAGAGCAAGAGTGTACCGTAATAACAATTATGAACGCCTTGTTTGCACTAGAGAATTGATGACAAGTAAAAATGAAAATACTCTAGAAAGCGATGCCACTTGCCCCATACAGGCGATACATAGTCATATTCACAGGTACACAGATTATTTTTCCAGATTTGGTTAATTTTTTCTATAATTTGGTTAATTTTTTCTATAATTCGGTTAGTTTTTCTCTAGTTAGTAATTTCTTTTTTACAATTTGACTTCTTTTTTTTCTTTTGTTATTTTCTTTTTAGTGTTACTTTGTTCTTTAAGTATTTCTGCTACTCCGAAAGTTAGTAGAATTTATTTGATAGTAGCACGATTGATGAAGTAGCACAGTTCAAGAAGTTATTACGGTTCATGAAGTAGCACATAACTCCCGAAGTAGCAAAGTTGTAAACAAGAAATGCCAATTGTGAACAAAGAGGCACGATTATTGAGTTCTATTATATATTTGAAGTTGTCTATGTAATTTGGGTTATGAACATTTCCACAAAGCTAGAAGAAGAAGAAGTAATAGAGATATGTTTTATTAGTTTTCTTGGTGTGTGGGAAGTTGAGTGTTAATTTTTGTGGCGCGAAAATTCCGAGTTTGGCATTTTATTAGAGGCGCGGGAGGACATGATGAGCGAGTGGATTAGTGTGAAGGACGAGTTGCCTAAGGAGAGTGGCCTAGTTTGGGTGATTCACGACCAATTGTACAGATGGGAACCAATACGCGCTGCTTTTTGTGCTCAAAATAAAACATTCTCAATTAGTTTCGATGATTGGCATTTTCCTAGCGTTATTGCTTTAGATGTTACGCATTGGATATTAGTCCCTGCCCCGCCTCCACTTTTTTTTGTTACAGCCGCAGCAGGACAGAATGAGTCGATACATTAGAGGCGAACAAGATGGCTGAAGAAAGAAAAGTTTTCCAATATTTATCAGGTGAAGAAAATCCACAGTTCGTAGAGAATGGAAAAAAGATCTATCTAGAATTGAGAAAAAAATATCCGAATGACACGGCAAAAGATTTAGATACTATACTGAATAGTTTATGTGCGGCATTACTTTGTTTAATAAAATGTAATGTCGCTGAAGAAAACCATCTGTGCATATTACAGGTAGTGTGGAAAATTTTAAAACAAAACATAAAAGATTAAATGCTTATGAGGAAACAAAAATTATCAGACCATGAGAAGAAGGCCATATCAATTGAGATAGCGTACGAGGCTCGGCACTTAAATGTGTTACGGGACAAGTGCATGCAGTACGATCTGGTAAAGTTTGTAGATGACGCGCTGAGGTGTCTTGCGTCACTTGAACTTGCAGTGAAGGACGATTTGGACTACGGGGACTTCAAGCGTGAATAAACAAATTTCAAATAAAGAATTAATAGATAAACTTGTAGCTTACTTTATTAAATAAAATCCTAAGAGAAATTAAATGTTACAAAATGATCTACATAATTTCTCAGTGTGGGCGTTTGGTCAAGATTATGTATCGCTTAAGGTGCAAGAGTTTGTTCCACGGTGGAATATTCGGCACGGCAAGTTATACACAATAGTCGATACAAGTAACGAGGAAGAGATACTGGCGAAGATGCGGGCTCTCTGGCTAGATACGGTCGGTAAAGATTCGAAGGAGAAGATGAAATAGTATGGGTTTTTTATCTACTCAAATAGAAAATGCTACTAACATGACGGAGATGTTGGCGATTCTAGAGCACGGAAAGAGTGCAACGAATCAGAATCCGGCCAAGATACGAGTCTGTTGGCTTGGAAAAAGGATCTCTGTTGCAGGCTATTGGTTTGGGGTGAGTCCGCTCTTCATCGTGGAACATATCTTTCGTAGGGCTGAATACTTTAAATTCGAATTTACGCCCAAGGAAAGAGCCGCTGGTGCCAAAGTTATGCAGATACTGGAAAGTCTCGAAAAAGATGCTGAAGCTTTAGAGAAACAAGCGTGTTGTATAACGAAAATATTTTATTGTATTTCATGTTGTTATATCGACTGCATGTATGGCCGAAATTATCACAAGTGGAATGATGGAGCCTACGGAGATCCAATATTTGACACGTATACAAGAGCACAATATATAGAAACATTTAAAAAACAGCCTCCAAAAGATATACATTTTTCAGATGAATATCCGCAAAGATGGCGTGCTGCACAAAACCAAGGAGAAATATGAGCGTAAGTCAATTAGATAATTCTATTACTATAAACAATGACATGTGGGCAGTAACACTAACAACGGATAAGAAAAAAAGTAATCATGCTGTTATTATAATAGAAGGACAAAGAGAAGGTATTTCATGTATAAAAAAAGTTCATCTCATGGGAGTTTCAACAGTAGATAATAAAATAAAAGAAATCATTAAACAAGGATGTTTTTATTTTTATTCTACTAGTGGAAGGCCTGAAATAGAAAATATACGCTCTGGAGCAACAATCAGATATCACAAAAAGACGGAGACGTGGCGAGTTTCCAGCCAGAGAGTTCAGCAAATGATTGATAGTGTGGAAAAAGAGAAAACCGAAAACAGAACGCCATTCAGTATATTTGGTGCGCAATCGGTTTTATCGAAATCAGCAGAGTACTACGAGATACACGATAAGGAATTAGAGGAATTGAGTAGAACAGATCCGACTATGCTTAGATCTATTATTTCAGAATGGAGAAATCCTGGAAGCACCTTTGAGAATTTCCAAAAAATAAATACTGCATTTCCTATAATTGGGATACCTGTATCTCTTATCTACCTACAAATAACCAAAAAAATATTCTCTTATTCATGGGAGGAAAGAAATAGATATTTAAATCTGGCTTATACTCATATTACACTGCAAACAAAAAGACCGCAAAATTGCTTCACTTGGGCTAGGGAGAAACTGAGAACTGTTGGAGTAGTTATGCCTTCAAAAACAATAGATATTTTCATTTGTGCGACTGGACTGTATGTAGAATAATTGTAAGAAAGTAGAGAAATTCATCCATACAATGAAGTCACGTCCCTACTATTCTTGCTAAATTTTCACAATTTTCTTGCTTTCATAATCTCCTTTACATCATTTTCGCGTTAGGTAACTTGTTTTAGAAACTTAACGCTATTTTTTTGTAACTTTTCGGAGGTTTTATGTCACCAATTCATGAATTAGAAGCATGTTTGTCTGAATTTTCCAAAGCGCACATTAAATCAGAGGATAATATAGCAGTGAAATTGTTATCCAAGCTGACTAGATACGTGTTGGGACAGCAAGAAGCAGAAGTTCAACCGGAAGAATGGCTGGATGCTCGCAATTTCTGTAAAAAGTATCCAATCATGGTTGAAAGTACTATGCAAAAATTTATTCACTATTCATCTGGGAATGATTTTATTAAAATGGAAAAAAACAAGTATTTATTTCAGCCAAACAGACTTTTTAAGTTCATAATTGCCAATAAAGTAAAGTTTGTTAAGACACATGCTAGATTAGTTAGAAACAATTACTTCGGATTAATTTATCAATGAGCAGAGATATTTCAGATATAGATTATGTGATAATACGCTGCTCCAAGAGAGAGAGAGACGAGTTAGCACAGCAGATACAATACAGGAATGAGAGGTTGCTAGATGCAGAAGAGTTGGTTGACCAAGCCGCAATTTCACCGGTTCCCCAAATCGATCAAGTTGAAGGAGCCGCGGGAAGATGACGAGTTTGAAGGGAGTATCGCAGAGAAGCACAAGCGAGCCAGTGAGGCCGTCGGAAGGATACCAGTTTGGAATGCCGCTACAACCAAGAGAAATGTATGATGGAATCGATCGTCTTATTTGTGCTGGGTATAATGTTGTGGGGTCTATGGCTACTGATGGTTGGACTATTTGTGTTTCTCCTTGTGGGGGGATGTATTGGTGCTTTGTTATCGCGACTGGCCATGTGTATTCATTTCGCAAGAATGTTTATAAGGAGGGATAATGGAATATCCGAAGATCGATAGCTTGTATATGAGAGAAGGTTGCGGTCCGTATGATGAAGAGAAGCATCGATACGTGAGCGACTTGGAGAAGAAGCCAAGGAAGAGTGCAATAATCGAGGGACAATATGCATGCCCAGAGTTCGCGGCTATTAATACATGGAGCGTCACAGAGAAAGTGGACGGCACAAACGTTAGGATTATTTTCCAGAGAAACGCTATCGACAGGGAAAAATTTGTATTGGATTTTCGAGGACGTACTGACAACGCTCAATTTCCAACGTTTCTATTCACGTATCTCCAATCAACTTTTTCCGCACAAAAAATGCACGAGGTATTCAAGGAATCTAATTACGTTATTTTGTTCGGGGAGGGCTACAGTCCCAAGATACAGAGTGGTGGATACTACCGAAAGGATGCATCGTTTATTTTGTTTGATGCATACGTCTCTGGGTGGTGGCTGACGCGAGAGGGAGTAGCTGAAGTAGCCGAGGAACTTGGGATTGACGCGGTGCCTTTGCTTAATATCCCCCAATTGAATAGACTCGTATGGACAACAGAAGAAATAGTACAGTATGTGAAGATGATGCCGGTATCTCAAATAGCTCAGGTACAGAAGAATCAGATGGAGGGTATCGTTGCAAGAAGCGAACCGCAGATGATGTTCCGCAAAGGTGGTCCCATAATGTTCAAACTTAAAACAAAAGATTTCGCTTGAAAATCTGGCGATATGATATGTAGAAAAGAGAATAAATCATGGAGTCTATATGGTGGAAAAGTGGATACAGAAAGCGATAAAGAAGCCTGGAGCATTACACAAGCAGTTGGGGGTACCGGAGGGAAAGAAGATACCAGAGAAGAAGCTCAAAGCAGCCGAGAAGAAGGGGGGCAAGTTAGCGAAACGAGCTCACCTTGCCGAGACACTCAAAGGCCTCCACAAATGAATATGCTGCTTCTAGTTGTAACGACCATATTCTTGAGTGTGATTCCTGGACTAATATTTTTAGTTGGTGAGAGACCTTGCCATGCGGTGTATTGTGCGCTTTACTGCTACATTTTTGTGTACGTGGTGGCTAATAGAAAAAAGTATGAAGAATGAGGATGAAATGGACAAGCAGATTAGAAAGACAGAAAAAGACGTGAAGAAAGTTGGGAAAGAGCTTAAGCATCTGGAGAAAGCGGATAAGAAGCGCGATGGTCTTGTAGAGAAAGGCAAGATTGCGAAACGTAAAGGTTGCTAGTTGGCTAAGTGGGATGCGTTGCGACGAGCACGGGACAATATACGACCACATAGACTGGTTAGTGACTTTCCAAAGGTAGTTAACGTGCTTATAGATGAAATTCGCATGCTGAAGAAAGAAGTAAAGAAGCTAAAGAAGAATTGATACATGCAGGGGTTGGCTGAGATTGTAAAGCCCCTAGACATTTTAGAGGAATACTGACCTATTCTGCTGGATTCCGGTAGTGCGTACGGTAGGTCGGTGGGCAGGTTCTGGGATATGGACCTGCTTTTTTTCGGGAGATTATCCAAGTGGTTAAAGGATGTTGACTGTAAATCAAATGGCTGTAGCCTTCGGAGGTTCGAATCCTTCATCTCCCAATACAGGAGACACATGAAAAAACGCATTGTAGTGACCTCAGACACACTTCAACGTATGACAGACTGCTTTACTAGCCACGAGGAGCTAAACGCGTTCCTAGGGGATTTAACAGGCCTTGCTGACGAAATCACGTTCACAAACCAATTGATCTGTCGCCATTTGCAAGATTCAGACAATCGCATGGCGCTAATATTGACGATGAAACGGGTGGTTCTTTTCGCGATAATGTGCAAGGAGAACATCGAAGTGATACACGACTTGCTCGGGGTTATTGAATACAAAGAGATCACCGAAACTCGACAGCAGGATATTCAAAAGCACTTTCCAGATTCAACTATCTACGAGATATGATATGCCGGAAATCACTATTCCCTATGGATATTCGCCTCGTCACTATCAAGAAAAAATTTTAGACGCACTCGACAGTGGGATTCGTAACGCGTGTTGGGTCGTGCACAGACGGGGGGGGAAAGACACGACGATGTGGAACTACATGATCAAGCGGGCATACATGGAGCCGGGGACATACTACTACTTCTTGCCCAGCTTCGCACAAGCCAAGCGCGTCATCTGGGACGGAATAACGAATGACGGCAAGCGCATGATCGACTATATCCCCAAACAGATCATCGATTCGAACCCAAATAACACAGAGATGAAGATTTGGATCAATGGGTGCAACGGACAGTCGCTGATTCAGCTTATTGGTGCCGACTCGTACGACGCTATCATGGGAACGAATCCACGGGGGGTAGTTTTCAGCGAGTGGAGCCT